AAAGGCGTGTCATACGTGAACGCTGTACCGCCTGTAGCTGTTGTGCCTGTTTCTGACTCAAACCTAAAGTAAACCTCTGCTTTAGCTACTAACTGCGATACGTTAATTTGATGCGTAGTATCACCAGTTGTGCATTCAAGCTTGAACTTATGACCTCTACCGTAATAATTACCAATCGTGAATTCTTGATAGGCTGACCAGGTTGCGGATCCGCTTGCAGGATCGTCATTGGTAGAAGCAATAAACAAAGTAGCGTTTACATCATCAAAAGTATTGGCATCTATAGCATCCCAAGTATCTATGTTACCTGCTCTGTTATCCCATATATCTGACGTAGCAACCGTAGAAAATGTCACGCTTCCTGTTAATGTGGCTGACATAACGCGCGTTAAATCTATTTTGTTTGCAAACTCGTAAGATCCTGACGTATCAACACCACCAATAGCATCAAATAAACCCCAAGTATCAATATTTTCTGTCTTACTATCTATAAGCGTATCAGCTTCAAATTTAAGTACACCGCTATCGGCATCAACAACCATATTTGTTTTTGTGCCTGCAAAGGTTGTATCTGTAATAGTCTGCTGTGTTCTTTTTTCTAAAACAGATGCAGATACGGTATTAACTATAGATGTTGCGCTAACTGATTTGTTGCCTGTTGAATCTACAGCCTTAATTAAATAAGTACCTACTAATAATGGCATTGATATTGAATTAGAAGATCCTGGTACATCAGATCCTATTTTTAATGACGTACCCCAAGTTGCACCGCTTGTTGCTACGCTGTGTCTAATTTCAAAAGTACCACCAACTTTAACATCTAGATCTGTAGTAGGTGTCCAGGACAAGTTAGCTTGTGTGCTTTCTGCTCTTAAATAAAAGTTTGTTACGTTAGCAGGGGCGGCACTCAGTCCTGTTATTTCTGCTGTAACTGTTGCATACGGTGATTTGATACCTGCATCGTTTACAGCACGTACCCTAAAATCATAATTGCCAGGTGCAATATCAAAAAATTCAAAGAAAGTGCCAGTAGATGATCCTAAACGCTCAAAGTTACCAGATACAGAAGTCAGCTTATATTCAACTTCATAACTTTCTATGTAAACACCTAACGCTTCCCATTCTGCGTTTGCAATAGCTACCCAAGACAACACCGCTTTAGCTTTTACACCTGAACCTGCTGTAGTGGATATAAGCGATTCTACTACGCCAGTAATACCAGGAGCATTAACGGCAGGTAATACAGATGTACCTAATACGTTAATTGACGTAGAAACATAATTAGATTTAAAGCCTGCTGTATTAACAGTCCTTATCGCAAATTGATACACACTAGGATCTAAATTATCTACTGTAAATTGTGTGCCAGATACGGTGCCTGCTTGAATGTATGTTTTACCTGTAGCACCTTGCACGTATGCCACTTCGTAATGTCTTATGTAAGGCGTAGTAGGTGCCGCCCAATTTAGCGTAATTCTGTTTGTAACTTTTGGATCATTAAACAGTAATGTTTCAGTTGCAGTTGGATTGATTGGTTTAGTTACTGTACTTAAAGCAGGTAGATTGGTATTTGGAGCGGTATCAAATGTTTTAGCTGTGCCTACTGTGTATACGTCTGCATCGTATTCCCTCGCTATGATAGAAATTTCATCATTAGCTTCTATACCTATTTGTATAACTCTAAATAATTTACCTGCGCCGCTATTTAAGCTTGACCAACCAGGCGCATCTAATTTTATATATATGACATCGCCTACTTCTGCCAACAAGCCTTCTTGTAGAGTTCTAAAATCAATAATGATGCCTTGTCTGCTTTGTTTTAAAACTTGCTCTGCAATCATTTGAGCCTGGTAATAATCAGCAGTAAAGGGCAGTTCTATTTTGCGCTCTAATAATAGATTATTGTCTTGTGTCTTGTAGGTATCGCTTTCTGAATACACAAAATCAGCTTGCCACTCATTCTCTGGATTGAAGAAGTTAGCTTGTACTCTGTTAGCTAAACTCTGTTTACCAGGTAACGTAATATTAAAATTAGGCATGATAGTTGATTCATCAAAAGTTAATGATGCGGTTTCAGCTTTATCAATTACTAATTTGTAAAACCCACCACTGAACACAAGCATACCCCTACAAGATGTAAGCAATTTGTTAAGTATGTTCATGCTTGATTCACCAACAGAAACAACACCATTCATCGTAAACCGTTTCTGTGTGACGGTTGTGCCATCATCTTTTGTGATAGTAATTAGTTCATCGCAATAATTGGCCGCCGCTTCAAATGATGATGTGCTTATCTGGCTTCCAGATATACCTTTACCGTAAGTAGAATTAGTTAAATAATCTTTAATGCAAAGGGCAGGGTTGTTACTGTATCTATCTATAGAAAATGCAGTGCCAGAATAAGTATTTCTAGTGTCTTCTACCACTTTGCCTAATATATCTGCATTGATTGTAGGCACACCAGATCCCCACACATCAGAATCAGCTTCTAGCCTTAGATAAAGATAAGCAACACCACTCAGTTTGTAACTAGAATTCCAAACGAATGGTTGACCATCTGAAGTTGCGGTAGCTACAAGTTCTTGATCTGCGGCTTGATTGGCTTCACCTCTGTGTACACTTACATAAGCTTTGCCTTGAAATCTATCATCCATTTGTGGCCAGATTTCTACATTATTGGCATATACTTTTTTTACAGCACCTATTGGCCCTTCACAAAGAGCAATAACCATATTTAGATACTCATTAGGCATCTGCCCATCTGGGTAGTCATCGCTTACATCAACATAACCAGGAGAAGCAGACACAAACACTTGTACGCCACCCACACGCCTGGCGCCATAGATAACAGGTAAGGGTGCAGAACTTGATCTGCTGTTACTTAAAACTGTTGCGCCTTGCTGTGCCAGTCCTATTCTTGGTATTTCATACAAACCCTGTATGGCACCGCCAACCGCATTAAAAAATGCACCTGCCGCTACATAACCTAATACCTGGCCTGCTATGTAATTACCAGTTGCATAAGAAAATAATAAAGTAAAAAACTCAATTGTTCCTTTTACAAAAGCTACTGCCTGCCCCATTAATTAATCCTCAATGCCCAATTAAAAAAATCAAACCCATCAATTCTTGTTATAGATGTTTTACCGTCTTCAATCACAGATAATATTTTAGATCCCAAACAAATATGCCCCATTTCAAAACCTTTGCTATGCACTATCAATATATCGCCAGTCCTGGCTAACTTTGACGGTAATCTAGTGGCACCTAGTTCTTCTACAATGCCATCTGTAAATGTGTATTTTTGTTTTTTATTAAATTTGATAGCACCTATACGTGTTTTGTATTTACCGTAAATCATGTTCAAAACATTATTGCCCCATACTTCGTCTAAGTATTTAAGCACTAAGGTATTGCAATCGTTAGTACCCCAGGCAAAAGGTGTATCTAATTCTTTTTGTGCAAACGCTATAGTTTCTATGTCCTTCATCGTTGTGCTTTTAATTTGACGTTTTCACCTAATGGACTGGCTATTTTTAATTCTATAGTGGTAGTTTTTTTACCACCTCTTGCCGCGCTACTAGCCTTAACAGGTAATTTCACATAGGTATAAGCACCGCCGCCTACTGCTGTTGAGGTAGCGGCTGTGGCTACCGTTACAGTAAAACTGTTGGCATTTGGCACACTCGCTACTGTGTGTGATTTGTTAAGATCAGAAGCAGGCACACCACCTACATCAGTAGATCCTATTATTACTACTGTATCTCCTACGGCTAATCCATGCGCAGTGTGGTGAAAGGTGACGGTCGTGCTTCCAGAAGTCGTTGCTACAAATGGGCTATTGGGTGACAAACCATCTATAGTAACTCCGTCACCTCCACCGTTATTCACGGTACTAGTTACTGAATCTGTTACTGTTATGTTTACTGCATCATTACTTTTTATTGATGCTACTGTTTTGGTTCCATTGATACTTGAAGCGGCTACGCCACCAACGGCGGCTGAACCTGCAATAATTAATGTTTCGCCTACATTCAAACCATGATCCGCAATATTTACTGTTACGGTGTTTGCTACTGTTGTATCAGTTGATATAGGTGGTGCTGTTGTCTTCTCTTCTTTTACAACTTCTATTTTTGCTGTTTTTGCACCATTTTGATT